ATCCGTATAAGCGGAAACAGAACCAACGTTTAATATGGCCGCTCCTTGTATGGGGTTTACTGGCATTAGTATGCAACGTAAGGTGTTAATGAATACGTAAATGTACAAGTACCCGTAGCCGTCAATTTGATTTGGTGGATAGGATAAACATCTGCATCAAGAGGCAAAAACCACTGGTAATGGGTGGTGCCCGACCCGGTAAGCGTTGCTGATGCACCGACGCTTCCGGTTGCGTATGTAGTGTTTCCCGTAATTGTGTACCACGTTTGCCCGTCGTAGCTGCCTTGTAATATTGCAGTACCCGCCAGCGTACCGGTAAGGGATTTTATTGATAGGTCAAATCCCTTAGTAACCCGGCTGTTATAACTAAATTGGGCATATCCGATAGTAGAATCGTAGCCGCCGTTTGTTTGCCCAGGGCTTTGCATCGTGTCCGGTCGCGTTGTTGGGGTAACAACACCTCCTGTAATAACGTAAGTCGTTACGGATTGGCTATACCCAATAGGCAGGTATGAACCCGCCACGGTTACCCCGCCTGTTCCCCGCGTGGCCGATTTGGTTACGTTCGTGGTATATGCCGGGAAAGTCTGCGCCCGCAAAGATACTCCTGCAAAAATTAATAATATTAAAATTGTGTTTTTCATTTTGGTTTTTTAAAATTAATAAGTAATGATTATGGTTTCAGCGCAAATGATTATGGTTTCAGCGCAAATGATTATGGTTTCAGCGCAAAGAAATAAATGGGGCTTTCGTTTGTGTTGCTGATATATTGCTGCACATAAGCTATATAATACCCTACCTGAATCTGAACCACGCTATCCTGCGTGTACCCGTGGCCTCCGCTTAAAGTGGTATCAGCCTGGGTTCTCCATCCGTGTACCATATATTCCATTCCGGGCATCATTTCATCTGCCACAGTGCCATATCCACCTGCATAATCCTCCATGTTTCCCGATCCATCCATGTAAATACGGGGCATCCATGGTATAAATGCGAATGAGTTTTTTGGTAATGCTATTGCGCCTCCTGCACTGTACCCGCCAACGTAAGGCACCCCGCCGGGTTGGCCTAAAAGCACATCTTCATATATACCGCCCAACCGTCCGGCTTTATTGCCCATTACTGGGTCTTTAGTGAATTGGTAGGCAAGGTTTTGCGCGTTCTCAACACCTTGGGCCTGCTGGTATTCGTAAGATGTTGCATGAAGAAGGCTGTCGGCAAATATTTCATACCCTGAATAACCATACTTATTGGTGCGCATCGTGGATGTGATGCTTGACCATGGGGTCGTGGCTGCGCTTCCTGATATTTCCCAAGTATTGTATGCCGTATTTAGTGATGCTAATGGTAAAACGGTATTGCCGTTATATGTCGCACCCGTACGGGCATTGTATGTTTGCTGCAACGTCCATGTATAAATGCGTTCGCGGAGATTGCGCTGGGCTTGGCTCATTTCATTTTTAAACAATGAGTATTTATCATTGCCCGGAAATAAAGCGGAATCCATTGCTTCTGTCTCATTGATATAGAATTCTTCCGTAAATGCTATCCACTGGATTACCTGTTGTGCCGCCGTGCCGCCTATGCCTGTATGGAAGGCTGTCATAGCGGTGCCGTTCGTTGATGGTTTGCGCACTTTAACGTAAGCATATACCGGCCGGTTAACGCTTTCTTTTATTTTGGTAATATTGCTTACCTGTAAAAAGTTTTGGTTTTGCAACCCGTAGTAAAGCATTTGCTCGGGGAGTTCGCGTAATTCAGCGGCGTTAAATTCTTCTTCAACTGGCCCCTGAAATGCAAGGAGTGCCGCATCGTAGTAGTTTGATTGCTGTGCCATTAGGCAAGAATTGGGATAAAAACAGGAAATGGATATTGTTTGTCGGAGTTGCAGGAAACCATCCTGTTATCCTTGCTTATTGGGCGACAATCCCACGGGCAACAATCCCGGCGTTAAGAAGGAAGCGCAATTGCTTAACGCGGCATAAAGGTATAAATAAAGTATTGATATTGCCAAATTTATTTTAAAAATAAAAAAACCGCCGTGAAGCGGTTCGTTTATGCATATTTATTACTGTGGCTATGCTCACACTTCTTAAATGTTGCGGGAGTGGGATTTGAACCCACGACCTAAGGATTATGAGTCCCTCGCGCTAACCAACTGCGCTATCCCGCGATGCAAAGATACTGCAAAGATACAAAAAAACAAAAAACCGACAACGTAGAAACGCCATCGGTACTTTATAAACACACAAAAATTTACGCCATCTGCGACTGCAATGTCCGTACATAATCCCGGCGTTGCTTATCGCGGCCGGGTGTTTTGTCTTTTGGATATTTTTTATCTACCTCTGCCATTATCGCGTCAAAATCCGCATATTTTGGCTTACCGCCGCCGTTAGCGGAGTTTTTAACTGCGTGGGTTTTCTTTTTATCGTCCAGGGTCGGATCTGGTTTATCTTCCTTGTGCCAATTCTTGTATTTATCTTTCTTGCGCTCTGCCGCCCATGCTTCTTTTACTGGTATTGTATTGGCTTTGTCGTCTTCTATAAACTTCTGGGTTGCATTATCAAACAAACCCACAATACCTTTTGAGTCTGCTTTTATTTGGAAGTTCTTTTTTAGCCGTACAATCCACTCCTCGTCATCCAATGAATCCGACATTTCCGGCCAAAACAGTTGCCGGTATTCGCGTTCGCCAACCAATGTTTCATATTTGGTTTTATAATCATTAGCCGTTGTTTCGTGAGTTGTTGCCGCATCCTGGAGTGTCTTAAATTTATCCTCCCAATCTTTGGGCGTTGAACCCGGCGCAATCTTTGCTTTTAATGCTGCTTTTACCTTGTCTTTATCCTTCGCGTCTTTTGCGGATAACCCAAGTTCAAAATCATCTGTCAAGGTGCGCAATGTTGCCTCCCGCGTTTCGCGCTCGTATTTATCTTTAAGATTTGTTTCCAGCGTCGTTCGCCCTGCCGTATCGTAAACAGTCACGGCAGGTAATTCCGCTTCTGGAACATCCACTTCGTCAGTGCTTTCCACATATTTTGTTATCATGTCTTCTGTCCAATGCAGTGCTTTTAGTTGCTTTATAAGCAAATCTTTTTTTAGTGCCATAATTTGTTAGATTGGTTTAGAAAATGCTTTTGTCTTAGTTTCCTTAGATTCCGGTTTTGTGAATTTCCGCTTTCCTTCATCGCTGATATATCCTTTTTTGTCCAAATGTACCTCCAGTCCCGTTATAAGGTAGTTGCCTAAACCGTCTGTGGCTTTCACTAACATATCATCCCCGTCCGGGTCCGGCATTGTTATTTCCCGGTATGTGTCGTTTGCTTTGAATACGTCATTTTCCTTTGCTTTTCCGTGCGGAAAATACATGCTGGTGGTAAATTCCCCATCGTCCATTACTTGGGTATATCCGGCCCCGCCATTTAGCGAATCAACCAATTCCTGTTCCATCGGTATTTTAGAACGTATTAGTTTTTTTACCGTAACGGCAGTGCTGATTACCGGCGTAGGTTTTGCCCCTTGCTGCCGCGATATGCCGCAAAAGAAATGGTCAAAATATAATACCTTGGTTTCTCCGTCAAGATATAACGGTTCATTTTTGTCGTTTACGGGGAACTCCGCTGCTTTTCTTGCTTTTGCCATAACTGTAATTTATTGGTTAATGAAATGTTCATGTTACTGGTTGTTTTCAATTAAATTCTGCCCGGTAGGTACTTTATATAAATCCCCTACGCTATATCCAAATACGCCGTCCATACCTTGGCCGGATAGTGTAGCCTCACCATCTGTAATATCTGCAATTTTATATTGCTTACCGCTGTGCTGTGGTTTTTTTTCCTTGCCCCAAATTATCTTCACATCATCTCCGATTGCCAATACTTGGCCGGCAGCATTAAGGATTAGGGATTCCATGTTTTTTTCAGAAACATACCTGCCTAACACGTATTGCTGCAATAAACCCCGCAATATTTCCGCGCCACCTTGTTCTGGGGTATTGGCTATATCTTCATCGGAAATTGTGTTTGTCCATTCGTCAAAATATTTTTTCATCAGGCGGCTAACCAGAGGCAATTCAGGGTCTGGCCATATAACCGCAACCGATTCATGTACAAAGGGCTCAACCTGTCTTAGCAATTCCGCCTTGCGCAGTTCTATTGGATTGTCTTGGTAAAGGTTTTCATTCATCCCGCGCAATATACCATCGAGCATGTACATCGGTAACGGGTTGGCTAAATTAGTAGCCTTGGCATACCTGTCGATACTTGCATCCGGGCTTTCAATCAAATACCTGTCGCCAGGCGTAATGGCGCAACCTTCGTAATCTTCTGGGTAAATAATTTGACCGCAGCAATCTGTGACAAAAGACTGAACTGATACTTTCCATTTTGCAAATAAGCGCAAACGCTTAATCCGGGGTTCTTCATTTTTTTGTGTTTCATAAGCGGTTTTTTCAATATCGCCGCCTTTGCCCCCTTGTGGTCCTTGATTGCCAACCCCTAATTGCGGCTTCACCCCCCACATTGTATATTCCATCCATTCTTCTAACCCCATGTTATGCTCTTTCATAAACGAAAGGGCTTCCACGTCCGACGCTATGCGGCCAATCGGTGGCGTAGGTATATTATTTGCCCCGTCCTTCGCCCAATCAACTTTTGCCACGTCTGCGACTCTAAGAAATGGCAGGTTACCACTCCCCTTGCATTCGGGGCAACTTTTGCCATTTATTTGTTTTTCGCCGTCACACGTTGGGCATGTGAATAGTTGACTCCACTCTTTAGGAAAAGATTCGCGCCAATAGGCCCACTTAAACAATCCGGCATCGTTTAGTAAATCTAACAGCAAATTGATGATGCAAGTTAGCGGGCTATCCCTCAACTGCTTGTCATATCCCCGGATGTCGCTTATAATTTGAGCCGGAACGTATTGCCATTGATTAGGCGCTTCATCACATAGTTGCGCTGATTTGCCTTTCATTATTACTATTCGGTCCGTGGTGTCGTCAATAACCCTGTAAACAGGGGTTTTAGCAGGCGTATTGGCCGGTATCCATCCGTTTGCTTCATATTCCGCACGCTCTTCATCAGTTGCTATGAATATCACATATTCCAGCGCGCGGCCATTTGGTTTATAGCATTCAATATCAAAAATATTACGGACTTCAGGATATGGTTCTCCATATTCGTTAACATCAATATATACCAAACCGTTGGGGTTAATGAAATATTCGTTCTGCACGCATTGACGTATCCATTCCGACAACGAAATTCCTTCCGTGATATTTGAAATAAATGTGATAAATTCAGACTGCAATTCTTCCGGCAGGTTGTAATGTTCCATGCCTCCCTTTGCGGTATATATTGCCCCTATGGGCTGCATAACGCGATGTATTGTGTCCGAAAGGCTGTGCATCATGTTTATAAGCGTATCTATCTGCCCTGGTCTCATAAACTCTGGCTTATCCATCACATAATCTTCTATGCCAACACCGGTAACAAACATATACATAATAGCATATTGATCACGCATCTTTTGGAATTGTGATCTATATGCTTTTTTATTAATTATGTTTTCTATGTCTGTTAATTGCAATATCATATCTTATCGGGTTAGTGGATTATAGATTTTTTAGCGCGTTCCTGCGCATCTATTTCTTTTTGAAGCTTGACTAATTCGTCAATCACCTTTTCGCGTTTCGGGGATATTATTTGATCTATATTAACCCTCATTTTTTCCATTTCTGGAATAACGACATTCGCCCATTCGCATATTGCGTCGCCTGGTTCGTGGTTTAATATTATGTTGCATGCTTTTTGTAGTGTTGGAAATGACATATTTTTTGGATCCATTTCTACCATTTCCTGATATTGGGAAAGTGGGCATTGAATTGACGGGAAACTTCTTTTCATTAAAGCCAGCAACAGCCATCCGCGCATATCCTTATGTATTTCTTTTTGCGGATATGTTACGCCGCGCATAGCCTCACTAAATTTAGGCATGAAATCCGGGTGGTTCAAGAATTGATTCCTGTATTGTTGCGTGGCTGCTGCATTATTGCCAAGTGGTGCTGCTGCATTATTGCCAAGTGGTGTATTCATTTCACAAATGTATAAATAATTATTTTACGCCGACGTATTTTTATTTACCGGCCTCCAACCGTGGCGTTCCGCCCGTTTCCTTTTGCGCAATACTTATCGAATTCGTTTTTTAATAATTTGCATATAAAGTATCGTTTTGCATCTGAGAAATGCCCTATAGGTTCGTATGTTTTCTTTGTGACCTTATCAGTTACTTTAAATTTAACCATTCCCCCAACATTACCAGGCCGGCTGTCTTCCTGTACAGAAACATAATCATTGATTGAAGTTTTGCATTTATCTGAAATTTGTATTGAAAATCCCTGATATTCAAATTCGTAAATGTCGTTTATAAAACTTGCAGACATGGCCACCCTGGGTGCGCTACGCTCCACGCGCGAAACAACGAGAAACCCGCAGCTGCGCAATGTTTCAATAAACTTATCAAAAAAAGAAGAATTGTTTACATCGATTGTTGTACGGCTCTGCGCCGAAGGATCTCCGTATATGTAAACAATATCAGCATATGATATGGATCGCAAGTAGGCCGCAAGTTTAATCGCAGCCTTCACTGCATTGTTATACGGGCTTTCGCATGGCAGTTCCATAATTTGCCGGATTGTTTTGCCGTCCGTTTGCCACAACGATTGCGTTACGTATGGTATAACGTTGTTATCTAATGAAACGTGTATTGGAAAACCAGGCTCATAACCAAATGCGGCAACGTGTTTTATTTCGTTAAAATGTTTCCAAAATTCGCCACCAGTGCGAATTACCCCGCGATCTCCGTTTGCATATATCCGGTAATAATTTGGCTTATGAATTCGATCAAATTCGTAAGCCGCTAATGTGTGTGTGTCTTTAAAGCCGGCTTTCCCGTCCGGCCGGCCCATGATCCACCAGTTGTCTCTATAAGTAGTTTTGATCCAAATGGAATCCCCGGCGGCGTTTATTCGTTTGAATGAATATTCAGGGTCCAAACCACTAAAAATGGATGGGCAATCTTGCACTTTCAGCGGCAGATCGGTCCATATATCAATATCTATGAGATTTTTATAAATCCAAAGTTCGCTGGAAATCGGGTTCCAGTCGTATATAAATTTCTGGTTTTCTTTCCCGCGCAAACGTTTGCGCATTTGATCATTTTCCAGCTCCATAAACTGGCTAAACTCATTCATATACACAAACATTATATCCTCAAGGCCCTTGACGTTTTCCTCGCCGTCCAGTCCGTCAAACCTTATTTCAGCAGTTTTGTCGGCTTTTCTGATGCAGCCTTCAATTGTTTGCAGGAATGGCAATAATTTTAATTTCTTTGCAGCAAGTTTGAATGATTTATATATAGTGTCTTTTATATCTACGTTCTGCTTTCTGACGACATATGTTGACCAGGCACATTCTAAAAGGAGCTCCGTGAGTACTTGGCAGATGGTATATGTCTTACTGGCGCTGCTCCCTCCCTCTATATATATATATCTTATTGATTTGTCTTTCAATAGTGGCTTTAAATGCCAATAAAGTGGGTTATAATTTCGCCTGTCTATTATCGCTTTCATTATATCGATTTCATTTTCATTATATCGCTTTCATTATATCATTTTCATTTTCATTATATCATTTCATTATTCTTCGCCGGTATCATATCCAATAATAATAGTATTTGTATTTGGAAGTGGCTTGTCTTTCTCGTACGCCCCAGTGTGCTTCATTAGCTTGTCAAGTGCGAAATCACGGCTATACAATTCAAATTCAAATTCACCGTTTTTACATATTTTTATTTTTTTAATATTTTTTGTTTTCATGCTTGCGCTGTCTTTGATCTTTACAGATACGGTATTTAACAATACCACTTCTTTAGTAATAGCATCAATAACATTATATTCTACATTGTTAAATTCCAAATAATTACTAATATCATCAAAAGCAATATCTCGCAGCTCTGAAACTACCTCGTCCGACTTCAGTTCCACCCGCGCAGCCCGGGCATCCATCGCAGACTGGATCGCGCCGGCAACTTCTGGCTTTAACATTAGTTGGTTTGATAATGCGTCTGGGTGCGCCGACTGGTACCCAGCTCTAATTACGGCAGCGGACCCGTTTAAATCAACCAAATATTCGCGTATGAACACTTTTTGCTTGTCAGATAACATAATACAGTTTTTTACAGTTCATTTGCGAAGTTAATAATAATTACGATAAGCGTTTTCTTTAACATTATTTTAACTAAAAATAGTTTGTTTGGTAAACTAAAGTTTACTATCTTTGTGTAACAAATCAGGAAATGGTTTCTTGTTTAAAAAAAAAACAAAATGTACACAGCAAACAAAGTAAACGGAATAGGTGAAGTGATAGCACGGGATGTAAATATCATAACTGTTTATTTTTCTGAAACAGATAAGACGAGTAAATATCCTGTTGCTTATGGACCTGTAATGTATGCTACCATTGAAGAGGCGGAAGCATCATTTGACGTTAAAGATAGCGCCGAAACAATGACCGCTATCTATAATGCAAATGTAGAGGCTGATAAAATAGCAGCAAGCAACAGGGGTGCAAGTGACTGGCTGGCTGAAAAGAATAGGGAAAACGCAATAAAGAACATGAAATAATATACTTAACCACTTAAAACAAAACAAAATGAAAGTAATAATCAATGCAACCGTTCCAAAATCTTACCAGACGCCATCACTTCGTCACTTCGGTATGGGATGCAACGCAAATGGCAATGGTCGCTATTCCGCGTCAATGACCTTCGATACAATGAAGGAAGCAAAAGAATTTCTTGTAACACGTGCTGAATACTATTTTGAAGATGAAAAATCTTTGAAGAAAGCAAAAAGAGCTATACGCATGTATGGCGTGTTACGCATTGATGCAGTTTCTGCACGAATAGAAAAAATCGAAACTGAATAAGTTGCCGGAATTTCTTAACCACAAAACCAAAACAAGATGACCGATCAACAAAAGAGCTGCAAGGAACTAATATTAAAGACATTTAGCGGATGGGATATTTACTTTTTAAGCGCTTCCGGTAGCTCAGTATCTTTATATTTTGAAATAAATGGCCTAAAATGTAGATTCTCGAATCATGGTATTTCAAATAAAGTAAGAATGGATACCGAAATATGCTTTGATCTTCCAAATGCAAGTGGCTCTAATATTTTGCAGTGCGAATATTCGTTTGAGTTAAGGGCTAAAATATATAAGGCACGTCTGACCAATAAACAAAAGAGGGCGTATTCTGGATGGCTTCAAATGGAGTGTTAAAGGCTAACGAGGGGTGCGGGAGAAACAGCACATGGGAGTACGTACTTTTATTTGATTAATTTCTTGCCCTACCTTTTCGTAACGGCCGACTGGAAACGGGGCCGTATTTTTTATGTGAAAAATCGCTATAACTGTTTACGGGGCATAAAATGAAGGATGCGGATGGAGAAATATATTAACTTACTACTTTATATATTGTGCATTTATTATAAAATTCAGATATATTAATGCTGTTTTCTTATATTACAGTTACTACTATACTCATACCTTACTCAGTGTTAACTATTGTCTTACTCAATTGATTTCCAATACTTTAAGTATAAAATAGTTAAAATAAGGGGAAATTGGAATAAGAAAAATAAAAAAAGCAAAAAAGGACAAATAAACAGTTATAAAGCGTAATAATAATATAAAATACTGATTATAACTGTTTATTTGAGAAAATACAAAAAATAATTAGGCCCTGTTTGGCGCGAAATCTTAACTACTTTCGCATAACAGCCCTGGGCGCGGTTTTTCAGTGAGTAGGGTTTGAGGAACATGTATTATAGTAAAGTATATTCTTTGATGTAAAATAATACTACTACTTTTGTAAAAAAAACAAAATGGCAACTTTAAAATTATACGTGCATCAAAGGGCAGTTATCAATTTAACTGCCGGGGAAATAAAAGCACTTACGGCTAAATTCGGAAGCGTGGATTTAGGAATTAAAACATTCCTTGACGAAGGTTTTTTAAAAATAGGTTTTTATGGTTATGAAAAAGAAGAATTACAGCCATCGGATATAATTCTTCTTTTTTTTGAACCGGGGACGAAAGCAGACGGAACACCGATGATATTGCGCGAGGTCAAGGAATATTTGCTAAATAAAAAACAACCTTATAGAAAAATAACCACTACATCTATGCACTTAGCTGGATTTACGTTAATAAAAAATCTATTGCCCAACCGCAGTGCTGGGTATTACGTAAAGGTTAAAAATATATAATCAGTATATTTGGTTTTCAAGAAATAAATAGTATTATTGCGTATCATTTATAAAATATGGAACAGACACTTATAAGGGGTGGACGCGGGTACGTTGACGAATCCCGCGCTGAAATCATCAGGGCTTACGTTTTCAAATACATTGGAGATTGGCATACGTTTGAATGCGATAATATTGCATCTTTTAAATCAGCGCACTACCGTTATTTAGCGGCAAACAAACTTGCCTATATTTTCCGATTCGAGCATCTCGGCAACACGAACTGGCGTGTAAAGCGCGTTTCATAACTTTTTTTTCGTCAAAAATATGCCCGATACCGTCATTAGCTTTTATAGTGATATTCACGATACGAAGTCTAAAAAAGAATATATTTTACAATACTTTTTGTCCGACATAAAAACCGGCAAGTGGGAGGATTTTGTAAATAAAATAAGGCTGGAAAAAGATAAAGTAAAACAGCGGGCCGCAAAAAAAATGTGTCCGTCTGTTACAATTTCCGGCCATTTCGCAAGCGAGCGCACAGATGGTTCATTAACGAAGCATAGCGGATTTATAGCTCTGGATTTTGACGATTTAGGAAATGACGTTGAGTTGTTTAAATCGCTCATAAATGCAGATCCGTACACTTACGCGAGCTGGACGACTATACGCGGGGTTGGGGTGTGTGTTCTATTCAGGATCGACGGCAAAAAACACCGCGAAAGCTTTGAGGGCATCCAGCAATATATTTACGAAAAATATCCAGAATTTTCTCCCAACCTCGACAGCAGCTGCCTCAATGAAAGCCGCGCGAGGTTTGTTAGCTTCGACCCCCATTTATTTGAAAGGCACGATCCATACGAAGTGCCTGTTTTTAAACAGTACCCGAAAAAAGAAAAGGTACAAAAAATAGAAAAAATAATTTACGTACAAAGCGATTTTGAGCGTATTATACAAGAAATTCAGCAAAAACATATACAGATAATCCCGGATGACGCGGATGGGTATAAGAATTTATTACGATGCGGTTTTGCGCTGGCTGATAAATTTGGCGAATCGGGCCGTAATTATTGGCACTCATTATGCCATCTAAACAAAGGGTACTCCCCGCGTACCGCTGATAAAAGATACACATCTTGCCTGAAAGCAAAAGGCAATGGCGTTACAATGGGGTCGCTTTATTATTACGTAAAAAAAGCAGGCATTGAAATATATTCCCCGGAAACAACCAATATAATCCGCGCAACGTCCAACCTGCGGAAATCAGGGCTTACGCCGGACGCAATCGCGACTCAACTGTTTAAAAAAGAAGGGATTGCAAAAGAAATAAGTCTGCCGGTCATAAATGAGGTAATCAATAACCAATTTGTTTTAAAAGACGAAACAGAAAGTACCGAAGATGAGATAATGAATTTTCTTAAAATGAATTATGAGATTGAGGAAAATTACATTACAAATAAACTGGAAATTGAAGGAAAGGTTTTGACGACAAAGGATTTAAACAGTATGTACGTCGATGTGAAGCGGACGATTGAAAAGGCGAAAACAATAGCTATAAAAGAGATCTTGCATAGTAATTTCGTGAAAACATACAATCCATTTCAAAGATTTTTTTCTGACAATGAGGGCAAAATCCCACAGAACCCGGAAAAATTTATACACTCATTTTTGAAATGCCTCAATACCGACAACCGGGCATACCTTGAAAAATTTACCACGAAATGGATGGTTTCTATCATTCAAGCAATGCAAGGCGGCTATTCGCCTCTATTTCATATTTTATGCGGCGATCCCGGAACTGGAAAGACGCATTTTCACAGGTATTTATTGCCTGAATATCTTTTGCCTTATGTCACTGAAGATAATTTGGCGGACCTCAATAAAAAGAAAGTGGATACGGAAAAATTATTGATTGACAATCTTTTGTTGATCATGAACGACATAGACGAATCTTTTTTGCGTAAAATTTCACAAAACAAATCACTGACGGACAGCCGGATATTCGAGGGCCGGTTAGCCTATGCGGAAACATCCGAAAAGCGCAAGCGGCTGGCCGTGCTTTGTGGAAATGCTAACATTTATAATATAGTACATGATCCGTCTATAAACAGGCGTTATGTGCCATGTTCAATTACCGGACCTATGCAGCAGTCCATTTATAATTCATGCAACAAAACAGAATTGCTGATGGCTTGCTATCAGTTGCATAAAGAAGGATATGTTTGGCAGATATTGGGAGAAGACATTAACGAATTGGATTTGCATACTCGGGAGTTTCACGAATATGGGGATGGTGTGAACCTGCTTAAAAAGTATTTCAAACCAGGAAATCCGCAAGACAGCTGGGCAAAGAAAATGACATTGACCGATATAAAATCATATTTGGCGAGTAAAACGTCATTGAAAATATCATTGAGCCGGGCGGAGGTTCAAGGGGCTGGATTTCCTTATTATGTAAATTTATTCCCCAACCGGTCCCCTGGTTTTGTCGTTGAGGAAATAAGTGATTACGGCGGTATAATCCCGCCTGCAAACACCGGATACCAAACCCCGTCTAATAATAATTTTGGCAACGGTTCCGACTTACCATTTTAAAAGCGCAAAAATAGTTTGAAAATTTTTTAAAATAAATTTGGTTTAAAACAAAATGGTTGTATCTTTGTTCTGAAATCAAATCATAACAATTAAAACAACCAAAATTATGAACCAAGCAAAGAAGTTTACCGAATTAGTTGCAGCCGCTAACATTCAGTTCCCAGGATTTGGAATTACTGAAATAATCATAGGCTATGAAGGATTTGAGGACCAGGACGAAGTAGCTACCACGTCCATGTATGACCTTCCAACAGAAGTAAGGGAGTGGATAAAAACACAGGTGAAAATTCACACTGCTTTGAAAGCAAAAACAATAGAAGTTCTTACTGTTTTAGGATTTGATTTTTCGCAGTTTGATAATGGATCTGAATTATCGGAAATCAAAGAAAGGGCAATTGAATTTTTACAGGCACATTCGAGCGAATTAGAACAAAATAGCGATGAATGTGAAGTACACGGAAACGGAAGTAGGCAGTCTGTAAATTATGATGACTCTTATTTGTATGCTTATGCTGCTGCTGATGCTGCTGATGCTGCTGCTGATAAGTATCTACTTATATCAGCTAATATCTGTTTAGAAGCATTAAAAGAGCTTAAAAGTCCGGGTGTAGAATTCTTATATCTTTGTGATTAAGTGTTCTTCATGCAATAAAATTCGACCCAAGCTATCTTAAGTGCAGCCCAAACATTGAATATATGGCAGCGGTTCTTTTTTATACTATTAATAAAAACCACAAAAAATTAAAACTGTCCGTCACCTCTACCTAGATAGATTATCCATTAGTTATGGGTAGTTGATTGGTCGGGAAATTGATTCAGATTAGAAAAAACATATTGATTTCAATAAATATTAATTCACATAAAAAACAAAACAAAATGAAACTTGCAAATAAAAATAGAAATAGAAAATTATTAACTCCTGCTCAAATGAAGGACGGAGACATTGGAGTTATTAGAAAATGGTCTTACACTCTTGCTTATATTGGGGATATAGTTCAAAAATTTGAAAATGATAAATTAATTACTTTGGGTAAAAACTGGAAGCATAGTTTCAAAAATGCTGATAAAATTACTTCCGACGATTGTCTAATTGAAATATTGCCACCAGGAACATTATTAGAAATATAAACCTATACAGTTTATCCACTACCAAAAACAAAGATTATGAAGCAGCAATGTATAAAATTCATAAAATGGGTGATAGATAAATGGAAGTTAAACAGGGGTCACTTGGCTTTTAAAATGGGTATGCCGAAAGGCACATTCAACAACAAACTGAACCCCACACATGCCTCTAATTTCAGCAATGAGGAAAACATTAAGCTGATAGGGGTATTGCGGAAAATGAGCAAGGATATTGACAGCGTAACGGATATTGATTTTAATGACGCTTTAAAAGCACTTGTAAAATGAACCTTATAGACCTAAATGGCAAAATTATTGGTTGCCCTCAATCTGCTGGTATAAATTCCGCTGCTGCATTATGTCGGTTAATAGAGGCGGGAATTAAGCCAAAGGAACTACATATATTCTATGCTCACTTTACAGAACATAGCCCCGGTTCGCTTGAATTTGTAGAGGCACTAATTGAACTGGCAAAAAATAACTTTCCTGTTGTAAAATCAAAAATCACCTATAACAGCGTATTGGAATTTTTTGAGCGTGAAAAAATGATACCACACCCTATTTCATCACCTTGCAGTAGAAAGTTGAAGATAATACCAGTAACTGAATACAACGTAGAAAACAGGATAGAAATTGATTTGATAGGGTATATACGCACAGAGCAAAAGCGTATCGTTAATCAGGAAAAGAGAGGCGGAAATGATATGTTTCTATCAAAGGGCTACCCCGTTGCAGACCTTGACGAAGAACAATGTTTTACAATAGTAAAAAAGTGGTTATGTTGGTATCCTGCTATATATGATTTAAGATGGAATAATGCAGGTTTTATCTTGTATGTAACCGCTAATCTGCATAGGTTCACGGAAGATATACAGCGTAAGTTATTGAAGAAAATAGGCACAGATAAGCGTGTTTTCAAGCATAACAACTGCCTACCATGTAAGAACATGAACATAGATGATATGTTAGCGGTTGAATACTTCTACCCTGAATACATGAAAGCGGCAAATGAACTATCGGATAGGTTAAATGCTTACTGGGGTAGAAGTGCAGACCAATATTATACCACATTCGGCAAACAAGATTATGAGGTAAAGGCATGTGAAGTTTGCCAGTTCGATTAAAACATGGGGTTTGCCCACACTTAGCAATATTGCTATGACATTACCTTAAAAAAAAAATAATCGAAAATGGAACAACACCCCCAACACACCGCAATACAGAATTTAATAATGAGATGGAAATTAAATAAGGTAGCCTTGGCTGCTAAGTGCGGCATCAATGCCTACACTTTTAAAATGAAACTTGCAGGTAAGCCCCATTATAAGTTCACGGACGGCGAAGTAGAAAAAATAACAGAAGTTTTGAAAGAATTATCAAAAGAAATTAAAAATACAATAGACAAATGAATGTAATCAGCAGCGTATTTGCGACAGAGAAGCAGTTTCAGGCAGCGGCATTTAAGTGCCTGAATAATGAAGACGAGTTTATCAGATTTCGCGGATTAGTCCACCACATCCCCAACGAGAATCTAAGCGAATCGGCGCGGTTATTTCTTGCCACACAGGGCGTGATACCTGGGCCACCTGATTTATCATTGCCTTTTTGTTGCCATACATTTTATGCAGAGCTAAAAATGTTGAAATCTATAAAATTCAACAAGAATAAAAAAAGCAACGATTACGGAAAGGATTTCACTAATTATGTGGAAGTAGTATTGGAGTTGCAAAAAATAAAGGAAAGCAGGATTTCCGCGAAATCGTATCTGAGCGCGGCACAAAAAGCATGGCACGCGACGTATGAAAAAACGTCAGCAAGAATACCAATATACATTCTTTTCCCCGAATGGGACGCGGAACACGGGGATTGGTTATTACAAGTACGCCGGTGGGGCCGCATGGTGCGGGAATTTGTTAGGTAAATGCAAGGCGAAGCTTGAAAACGG